AGCGTAACGGCAGTTGACTTATCTGTCGCTTGCGTGACTGTACCTTGTGCTGCGGCGGTGTAGCCGATTTGCTCGTCAGCCAAGAGATATTGAGCACCAATAATATCTTGGTCGAGGAAAGCAACGCCAATAGATTTTGTATTAGCCATTAGTTTTCTCCTGAAAAGGAAGCCCCGACCGTAGCCGGGGCGAACCTATTAGCCAGCGATACGGTACAGGTTGTACGTTTCAGCGCCAGTTTTAACAGCGCGGAACAATACGCTCTTAGAAGCAACGCCAGCGCCTGAACCAACCAGCGTCCAGCCTGTGCCAACTACGATAGTAGGCACGCCAGTGCTGGTAGCAACCAAAGCAACATCAAACGATGAGTTTACTTTTGCGCTGCTAAGGTCAGTGTTAACAACGGTGACCGCAGGGAGTGTAAGGTCTGCCGTGCTAGACGAAGTGTAGACAACAAGGCCACCAGCCAATTCGGCAGTGGTCAGGGTAGCTGCTGCGGTGTACGCGGTAGGAATGTTAGAGATTGAAAGTGTAGCTTCGCCAAGATTGCCGTCACCAACTTGGTAACCGCCGGCGCCATTAGGTAGAATAGCCATTGTAAAAATCCTTCAAAAAAAAATGTGGCCCCCAGCGAACCGGGGGCCGTTATTAGATTAACCCCACATCCGGACGGCCATCTGCGGACGGATTGTGCTGTAGCCATACAGAACGTCAATACGGCAAGGCATACGGTCGTTGTTGATGTCGTACTGACGAACAACGCGAAGCGAGATGCCGTTGTGTACCTGACGCGAAGCCATATCTACGCCCTGTGGGAGCAGAAGGTCGGCTGTTGCGAAGGTGATAGCATCCTTGTGGTATACGAGGTTCTGCGCGTACTGACCGCCCGAAGCACCGACGAACACAACTGCCTTGCTGGTAGCTGGCAGAGCATTGACGGTAGCAAGTGCGTGAGCAGCCGAATAGATCGGTGCAACAGTGATGTTACCAGCGCCTGAGCCGTTGAGTGTGACGTCAGCCAACGCAACGAACTGGAAGAACGAACCAGTGCTTTCACGGGTCTGTGGGTTGACTGCATAGCAATCAGCTACAGTGAACACGTCGCCGGCCTTGACAGTAGCAGCCGCGCCAGCGCCAGTGATGGCGATGGTGGTTGCACCTTCAGCAGTGACAGCAGCCGAAGTCGTGCCGCCAGTTGCAGAACGCGTACCGCAAGTGAACTGCTTGATGGACTGCGACATATTGATTTCTTCGAAACCAAGTACGCCTGTACCCATCATGCCGTTCTTGAACTGCTTGCTGACAGTGTCGGTTGGGTTGAAGAGACCCTTCATGCCTTCGACCAAACCAGCGTTCGCGGCTGGGTTGACAGTGGCATAACGTGGCGACATCACGGCAGCGTTTTCGTTCAGCTTCTGCTGTGCAGCAAGAAGAACAGCCGAAGTAGCTGGCGTAGTGCCGGGCGTGCCGACAGTGTTACCGATGGTTGCATACGCATTTGCAACGTCAGCGTCGATGCTGGATGCAAGCTGCGAGATACGTGGCTTGAGAACGCGCTCTGCGAAATCGTCCAACTGCATGGTCAATTCAGCAGTCGTGAAGTTAACGCCGATGTGCTTCTGGTTGGCAACGGTCAGAGTTGTGAACTGCTCGTTGTCGTCCTGTACCTGAAGGGCTGCGCCATCAGTTACAAGCGCGCGGTCCGGCAAACGGATACGCAGGGTTGAGCCAATTTTAGCACCTTCAACAGCAAAGCTGTCGTCGTACTGGCGGTTTACGTTACGTGTGAGTACGAGGTTGTTCTCAAGGATTTCGAGAGCCTTCCGCGTAATCATATCAATGGTTAAAATCGAGTTACTCATGGAAATAATCCTATATTATCGGTTGCGTTGTGCCTCGTACTTCTTGATCTGCCGTTGCCGTTCTGCCTCAATCCAATCTGACGTACTCATGGACTTTACGGACCGTGGGTCTGTCGTATCAAATGTCGGCGCACCAGAGGTGCGGGCAGTGACAGGTGCAATCGGTGCCGGGGCGTTGGAGGTTTTCTTGAATGTAGGTTCGGCTGAAAGCCGCGCCTCAATCATTCCAATTTCCCTAGCTTGCAAAATGGGGTCTAGACGCGAAATACGCTGGGCATCTTTAGCGTTGAGACCTAAGTGATAAATCACATCAGGGCCAACGTCGGACGCTTGTATTGCCATCGCCATCGCGTCGGTGATCGGAAGGTTGGGGTTATAGGCGACTTGTTCAAAGTCGTCATACTTGTCCCGCGCTGCCTCTTCACGTTCGTGATAAGACTCTAGCATTGCACGTTGCTGGGTATCCCTTTCACGGCGTGCCAGCAGTTCTTCGGCTTTACGTTCGGCCAAAACCTCTGCGTAATCCTCGTAAGTCTCAAATTGTTCAGGGGTTATGTCATGAATCGGCTGCTGCCGCGCCTGCATTTCCTCTGCTCTTTGAGCCTGTTCGCGTTCCCATTTACGCTGCTCTCTTGCGAGTCGTTTGCCTACGATGGCGTCCAAGTCTTCTTGGGAGAAGGTCTTGGGTGCTTCCTGTTCAGCAGACTGCTCTTCCGGCGTCGTGTTTTCTACAGGCTCGATTGCTGCCGTGGCTTCGAGTTCTGGCGCGGAGGCATCCGCTTCGGTAAAGACATTATCGTCCATGTTTAACCCTTAAAGAGTTCCTGATGAGCCGCATCAGTACGGTTGGTGGCTAGACTACATCATTTGATGCAGTCTGGCAATCTTGGTTAATAGTAATAGCTGACGTTCAGTTTAGCGCTGGCAGTCTGCTCAATAAACTTGATGTTTGTAAGGTCGCCGTCATATTGAAGAGGCACGCCAACGGCGAGAGGCATACCAACCGATGCAGTGGGTGCCGTGCCGTCGTCGCGCCAACGAACGCCTTGCGTTTCTGCGACAATAAGTGCAAAAGTTGGTTGTTTAAGATTGCCCTGTTTATCTTGGGTTGGCACCGTAAGGTTTGCCGCAGAAGACAGCGATGTAATCTGCTGGTAACCCATGCAAGCGGTGACTGCTTTAAGGTTCATAGCCATTAAAAATGTTTCCTTTCTGTAAACGACCGCAATGCGGGCGAAAATTCAATATCATAACTAAACGGAATACCAAAATTCCACCCGGCGTTATTGCCTGCGTCAACATTTCCGTTAGTGGTGGGTGCGTCCCATATAGCGCCGCCTGTTGCGTTTATATCCTGAATTGACACGAATGAAACACTGTTGACGCCACTGCTATCGCTTAAAGTAGCTTGCACGCCAGTGCTGCTGCTGTTGAGCGTGATAAGGTTTCCAGCGGTTCCAGCTAAACTAAAGGCGCTTACAGTCTGTGTTGTGCCAGCAGTAAGCGTGACTGTAGCTGGCTGCACAGTGTCGGTGATGTTGGCGAATCCATTGCTTTGCTGAATGGTCAACGCACCAGCGCCGCCCTGATTGAGTGTTGGCCATATTTTTGCGCCACCAGCAAAAGTCTTGGCGCTGGCGCTGGTCATGCTGATGGTTCCAGTTGAGGCGCTAACCGTCAGATTGGTGACGTTGGTGTTTGCGTCCCAAGCAGTGCCGCTTCCAAAAACAGTCCATGTGCCGCTGCCTAAAGTCAGCGTTTTCGTTCCTACGCCTAACGCAAAAGTATTCAACGAAACAGCTTGGCCATTTCCGTTCAGCGTTCCGTTGGTAAGTGTAACCGTGTATGTTGCGGCCACTGAAAACGCATCAACAAAGCTCCATGATCCACCAACTCCGTTAAACGTAACTGGCTGGTTGATGGTTTTTCCGTTGCTAGTAATAGTTCGTGGTGTTGCGTTGGTGGACGCAAACGTCCAAGTGTTAGCGTTAGAGCCTAGCGTCATACCAGCGCTTAGAGTTACATTTCCATATATGGTATGCGATGATCCAGAAAAAGTTCCGCTAAATCCTGTAAAGTCTATTGCACCCGCAATGGAGCAACTTATTATATCGGAGCCAGCGGTTATATGAAAATTGGGCGTGTTGGCTTCAGTTGCCCCAGCCGATGTCCCATGATTTATATTTCGTCCGGTAACAGCGCCAGTGTATGTTAAATCTACTCTAGGAGAGCCTGTATACGAAAAATTTGTAGCAGTCGCAACAGACCAAGCGTTATTGCTATTCCCATATATGGATATGCGCCCAGTTCCAAAAGCTACTGTGCGGGCGTTGGAGTTGCTTGATGCAAATTGCACTGCATACAAAACAAAATTGTTCAGGTTAATTGTGCCATTTGTCAAAGTAACAACGGAGTTTGCCCGAGCAGGATTATTAGTGCCAAAGTCACTTAATAGCTGCCAAACACCACCAACGCCATTAAACGTGGCTGCGTTGTCAAGATTATATCCGTTCATGTTAATGGTAGCCGCACCCGTAGCAGCAAAGGTTACTCCGTTAAAACCAGCGCGGGTCAGCAATGTTGCGGGGAATGATAATGATCCATGCACAGTCCAAGGGTTTGAGTGCGTTAGCGTCATTGTAAAATCAAGATTAGAAATCGTTATATCGCGGCATACTGCGCCGACGCCAAGAGTGACGTTAAATGTAGTTCCGTTGTCAGACGCAGCGTCAAAAATTACATCGTCGGCTGAGGTGGGCGCTGCAACTGCTGGGACTGTGCGACCAACATCAGTAAACCAGTTGGTTATCCCTACTGCGCTCCATGTGCCTGTCGATGTTCCGGCCATAGGCCCCCAATAGTAGGTAGCCATTACAACGCACCCAACATAAACATTGCAAGTTCTTCATAGCGCACACCGTAGCGCGAGGTGCCATCTTCAAGAACGTCAACGCAAAACATACCGTAATCGGTAGGGTCTAGCCCTTCAACTTCAAACGCTGCCGCAACATCCTGTGCGATTACACCAACGTGGATTCTTGCTGCGTTGCCTTTTTTGGCAACAGCGTCCTTAAATTTGAATTTCTTAATCAGGCCCTTGATCCGCAAGGCGACTCGTTTTTCAACCGCATCAAGATTATCAATGTCTTGTTTAGACTCGCGGTCAGACGTATTTATCGCGCCGGTTGCTGCGTACACAACAGACCAGCGTTGGGATGCA